GGCGGGAATCGTTATCAACGCAGGCAGAATCAGTGGCGTCAACAGTAAATTCTGAGGTGAAGAAGTTCAACACACAGGTGTTGTTCCTTTCCTTAAAAAATTTGAATCGACTGTACGATGCTGCACACAAAATGGGATTAGAGGTGGATCCGCCACAGTCCACTTCCCCATCTGGCACCAAGAAATCGAAGACATCATCGTTCTGAAGAACAATAAAGGTACGGAGGATAACCGTGTCAGAAAACTTGACTACTCAATCCAACTTTCCAAACTCTTCTACGAAAGATTTATCTCAAATGGAGACATCACCCTATTCTCACCTCACGATGTCCCAGGTCTGTATGATGCTTTTGGCACTGACAAGTTTGATGATCTCTATACACGTTATGAATCTGATGGATCTATTCCAAAGAAAACTATTGGTGCTCAAAAACTTATTTTAGATCTTTTAAAGGAAAGAGCAGAAACGGGTCGTGTTTATATTATGAACATTGATCATTGCAATACCCACTCCTCCTTTAAAGATAAGGTAAGCATGAGTAACCTCTGTCAAGAGATTACACTTCCAACTGATCCTATTAATCATATTGATGATTTTGGTGGTGAGATTGCACTTTGTATTCTCTCTGCTATCAATGTAGGTAAAATTAGAAACCTTGATGAAATGGAAGAACTTTGTGATCTTTCTGTTCGTTCTTTGGAAGAGTTGATTGACTATCAGGGATACCCTGTAAGGGCAGCAGAACGTGCCACAAGAGCACGTAGATCACTTGGAGTAGGTTTTATTGGTCTTGCTCATTATTTGGCACGTCATGGGGAACATTATACCGATGTTGGTGCTTTGAAATTAGTTCATGATTTATCTGAAGCATTCCAATACTATCTTCTTAAGGCATCTAATGAGATTGCTAAAGAGAAAGGAGCATGTGCATTATTCTACCGTACCAAATATTCAGATGGAATTCTCCCCATTGATACATACAAAAAAGATGTAGACGAATTGGTAGAACCTCAGTACAATTATGATTGGGAATCTCTTAGATCATCTATCACCGAACACGGTCTCAGGCACTCAACACTGTCCGCACAAATGCCATCGGAAAGTAGTTCCGTTGTGTCAAACGCAACAAACGGAATTGAACCACCTAGAGGATACCTGTCCGTTAAAAAATCAAAGAAAGGACCCCTTAAACAGATTGTTCCTCAGTACGGTTCTCTTAAGAATAACTACACGCTTCTCTGGGACATGCAATCTAATGAAGGATACATTAAAATCCTAGCGGTAATGCAGAAGTTCTTTGATCAAGCGATTTCAGGTAACTGGAGTTATAATCCAGAGAACTATCCTGACAATGAGGTTCCTGTTTCTGTTATGGCACAAGATCTTTTGACTACATACAAATACGGTTGGAAGACATCTTATTATCAGAACACATACGATCAAAAAGGAGATGATTTGCTAGACGAAAAGAAAGAAGCATTAGAAAACATTTTAGCATCAGTAGAAAACATCGAGGAGGACGACTGTGAATCTTGTAAAATCTGAGGACAGGAAAGTAAAAGGAATGACAGTGTTCAACACTAGTAAAGTTGACACTAAAAAACAACCAATGTTCTTTGGGCAACCTTTAGGTATTCAAAGATATGATTCTTACAAGTATCCAGTTTTTGATAAACTAACTCAGCAGCAACTTAGTTATTTTTGGAGACCTGAGGAGGTTTCATTACAAAAAGATCGCAGTGACTATCAGACATTACGCCCTGAGCAAAAGCACATTTTTACCTCGAATCTTAAGTACCAGATCATGCTGGATTCTGTACAAGGGAGGGGTCCTGGGATGGCTTTTATCCCTTACTGCTCACTACCTGAGTTAGAAGCATGTATGGAGGTATGGGGATTCATGGAGATGATCCATAGTCGCTCATACACATATGTTATCAAGAACATTTACCCTGATCCTGCTGAGGTATTTGATACGATTCTTGATGATGAAAACATTTTGTCACGTGCGACATCAGTTACAGAATCTTACGATGACTTTATTAACCATGCACATCAGTATGATAATGGTATGCTGTGGGAACTCGCTTCTGAAGGTCACCTTGCTGGAACCTATGATCGTATTGAACTAAAACGTAAACTGTATCGTGCAGTTGCTAACGTTAACATCCTTGAAGGAATTAGATTTTATGTATCATTTGCTTGCTCGTTTGCGTTTGGTGAACTCAAACTTATGGAAGGATCCGCTAAAATTATCTCTCTCATCGCCAGAGATGAAAATCAGCATCTTGTCCTTACTCAAAACATCCTCAACAAATGGCGTAATGGAGACGATCCAGAACTTAAGGAAATCTCAAAAGAAGAAGAACCTTATGTAAGACAGATGTTCAGGCGTTGTGTTGATGAAGAAAAAGCATGGGCACAGTATCTGTTCAAAAATGGTTCTATGATTGGTTTGAATGACAAACTCTTACATAATTATGTTGAGTGGATTGCTAATCGCCGCATGAAGGCAATTGGTATTAAACCAGAGTATGACATTCCTGCTAAGAATAATCCATTACCATGGACAGAGCACTGGATTTCTTCTAAGGGTCTTCAAGTAGCACCACAAGAAACAGAAGTAGAAAGTTATCAAGTTGGTGGTATTAAGCAAGATGTTAAGAAAGATACATTCGCTGGATTCCAACTATGACAACACCACCACCCTGGAAACTCAAAGCATTAGCAGATCCTAATCTTACAGATAAGCAATGGACCCTACTTAAATTGGGTCCTGCTAATTTAGGTGAAGCATTTGCACTACAAGCACTTAAGTGGAAATACTCCCGCCGTGATTGACTACATAATTCAGTGGTGAATTGTGTATGTATGACAACCCATGGTGGTATAACGGTGAAGTATTTGATTCAGATGGAATCAATGGATACTATGGATTTGTTTACTTAATAACTAATACAGTTAACGGTAGAAAATACATAGGTCGAAAATACTTCTGGTCTTTTAGGAAAAAGAAAGGAGAGAAGAGAAGACGAAAACAAGAATCTGATTGGAAAAAGTATTATGGTTCTTGCCCAGAATTAAAAGAAGACATTAAATTGTTTGGTAAAGATAAATTTACCAGAGAAATATTAACCTTACATACTACGTTGGGTAAAGTCAACTATGAAGAGACCCGACGATTATTTGTTCACTGTGTCCTGACGGAAAGCTTGACAGATGGCACCCCTGCCTTCTATAATAGTAACGTCCTTGGGCGCTATTACCGCAAAGATTATTTTGATTACAATGAAAGCAACAACACTAGCACTGACGGCATTGACATTGACTAGTTCTGCCTGTGCATCTACTTACACTACCAACCAAGAAGTTTTAGAAGTTCCCGTACAGGAGGTTACAGAAATTCCTGTTGTTGAATATAATCCATCTTGGAAATGTGAAGATTGCACTCCTAACGAACAATATGTTCTAGAACAATTACAGGAACATACACGAATCAAAGATCGCAATGCCCTTGCTACTATTATGGGCAATATTAAATCTGAATCTAACTTCATCCCTGACATTTGCGAAGGTGGTGCTAGAGTTTCTTATCACCAATGTCTTAGTGGTGGGTTTGGATTAATTCAGTGGACTTCTATAGGACGCTATAATGCTTTGGGAAGTTTCTGTAATAAGTATGATTGTGACCCAAGCACTTTGGAAGGTCAAACTCGTTTCATGATCAATGAAACAACCTTCCAACGTTATCTTCCTATGTTTGAGGGCAGTGGACAAACTGTTCGTCAGTATATGGTCCCTGCTTTTTACTGGTTAGGGTGGGGCATCAAAGGGCACAGAGAACTCTATGCCTATGATTATGTAAAGAAACTTAATTTGTCATGAATGCTCTTGATTTTCTTTTAAGAATTGACAATGTATTATCATATAATATTTGTGATAATTTAATTAATCTCTTTGAAGAAAGTAATCATACACAGAGATTAGACAGGGGCGGGTATCCAAACTGGACTAATCTTTTTCTAAGTAGTTATTATCCTAACGAAGATAGACAACTTCAATATGTTTATGTTGAAGTTGTCCGCCAATATCAGGAATGGGTTGGTGAATATGGGCACTACTTTAATACTAGAAATTTTAATTTTGAGGGTTCTAATATTAAAAAGTATGTTGGTGGATCGGATGATGTCTACAAACGACACGCTGATCTATCATCACTTAAATGTTCTCGTAGATATCTTGCGATGTTATTTTATCTCAATGATGATTTTGAGGGAGGTGAAACCGTCTTCTATCCAGAATGTGCCATTCCACCTAAGAAAGGATCTGTGTTAGTGTTTCCTCCTTATTGGATGTTTCCTCACGAAGGCACTCCTGTCCTTAAAGGTAATAAGTATATTATGTCAAGTTATTGTCTTTGGAATGATGAAAGCATTTAAAAAATTAACTGAAGATTATTTTGTTGGTAACTTAGGTTCTATTGAATCTACTAATGAAGTTTTAAATTCAGTCAAAACTGCTAAACATTTTGATTACCTTGAAGAGACCAGTGCAAAAGTTGGTGATGGAAATGATACTAGAAACGATTCCAGGGTAAGAAATTGTTTTGTAAAATGGTTCGATGTAGACAATGTAAATTTTATTGAAACAGGTTTACGTCAAATTATTAGACAGGTAAATTCTTCTTCTTGGAATTTAAATCTTGAACATAAATGGCAAACTAAGATACAGTATACTAAGTATGCGGGCAAAGGGCATTTTTATAATTGGCATAAAGATTACTATTCCTTTGAAGAATCTGGGGTAGTAAAACCTTTGAGAAAAATATCTATTGTATATTGCCTTTCTTATAAAACAGATTATGTCGGAGGAGAGTTTCAAATCAAACTTTCTAATGGGGAAACTTATACTAGAAAGTTTGACTATGGAGATTTCATTGTATTTCCCTCGAATAAAATTCACAGAGTAAAAAAACTCAAGAGTGGTGAACGTGTAACCCTTGTTGGTTGGTACTATTGACAACCAACAAGGTTCATGTTATAATTATTTCATGTCTCAGTAGCTCAGCTGGATAGAGCAACTGCCTTCTAAGCAGTCGGTCGTAGGTTCGAGTCCTACCTGAGACGCCAGGGTGAATAGCTCAGGGGTAGAGCATCTCCTTTACACGGAGGCGGTCGGGGGTTCGATCCCCTCTTCACCCATAAATATATCAGTGATGCGATGAGGCACATGAAAAATGTTAACAGCAAAATGCAAAGTATGTAATGTAGAAATAACAAGTAATTCTAAAACACAATGCTGTGGGTGTTCCAATCAAATGGTAGTACATGGGGACACCATCACCGCTAAAAATTTATCTATGGTCCTTCTGATCAATTCTGAAAATAGTATAAAGGAACACGACGTTCTAACCAAACATGATTTAGAATATCAGGAGAACCGAAGGAAACGCAAGGTTCGCAAACTTGATTTTGAGGTAAGATGACCACCAAACCAGAAAAAAGAAAAGATGCAT